CATCACCAAGATCACTGGTACCACTGGCAACCGTTTTTCCTAACGCTGCGTTATACGCCTTTTTCCTGCTCACCCTGCGTGTAACTACTGGCGGTGACGATGCCTCGGACCAAGAAGCCCGCAGGCGCCGCGGTCGACCCGCGTAACGGCCGCCGCGCCGCCCTGGCCGCCGTTACCGGAGGCCGACTCGACCCGCCCGACGGGCTGTCGCCGGACTCGCTCGCGCTGTGGGATGCGTACTGGTCAGACGCCGTTTCCACTGTTCAGACGCCTGTCGACCGCGGTGTCCTGACCCGGTGGATCACCGAGTACGACAGGTACATGCGCACCATCGCCGAAGCCGACCTCGAACCGATCGTGCTGGGCTCGACTGGCCAGCAGGTCGAGAACCCGCTCTACAAGATCGCCTACCGGGCGCTGGACGCGGCCGAGCGGTGCGAGCGGCAGATGGGCGTCGGCCCGCTACACCGGTCCGCCCTCGGCATCGCCGGGATCGCCGAGCAGAAGTCCCTGGCCGACATGAACTCGCGATACGGGGGTGCCGGCGATGTCGATCGCAGCGGCCCCCGCGCCGACCCACGGATCATCGAAGCCCAGGCCTGACCCGGGCTGCCAGGCGTGCGGGTGGAAGCCGGCCGCCGGGGAACTGTGGCCGTCGCACGGCGACATCGCCGTCGACTGGATCCAGGACAACTGCATCTGCGGTGAGGGCGACTGGTACGGCAAGCTGATCAGCCTGCGCCCCGACCAGCAGGCATTCGCGTGGCGCTGGTTCGAGTACTGCCCCCGCTGCCAGGAGTGGCACTACGACGAAGGCCTGCGCGGCGCGGCCACCGGCGACGGGAAGACGCAGTTCATTGCCGCGCTCGCCCTCGTCGAGTTCGCCGGCCCCGATCAGATCGCCGTGCCGTCGCCGAACATCCCGATCGGTGCCGCGTCGTTCGAGCAGGCCAACCTGTTGTTCACGGCGCTGGCGACGATGTGCGGCGGCCGGGATCAGGCCGTGAAGGAGTCGCCGCTGTGCGGCTACTTCGAGGTGTACGACACCGAGATCAAGTTCGCGGACGGCCGGCCCGGCCGGGTCTACCGGGTCGCTGCGGTCGCCGGCACCAACGAGGGCGGCCTGCCGTCGCTGTTCGTCGCCGACGAGCTGCACGAATGGGGCGAGGAAGGCTCGCGCAAGGCCCGCGTGCACACCGTCATCGGCAAGTCGACGAAGAAGCGGCGCACGCCGCGCGGCGCAGGCCGCCGGCTGAACCTGTCGACGGCCGGGTTCGACGTGGACCAGTCGCTGCTCGGCGCGATGTACAAGCTCGGCAAGAAGGCCGAGCGGGACCCGTCGCTCGCCCCGCGGTTCCTGTTCGACTGGCATGAGGCCCCCGACGACCTGAACTACGACGTCATCACCGACCGGGAGACCGCCGTGAAGGCGGCGTCCGGGGCGGCCGGCGTGCTGTGGTCGGTGCGGGACCGGGTCAACGAGTGGGGCAAGCCGGGCGTGCAGCGCCACGAGTGGCTGCGCTACTACGCCAACCGCTGGGTGGACGTCGCCGAGGAATCCTGGCTGGCCGACCACCCGGGCGCGTGGGGCGCGTGCGAGGGCGAGTGGACGTCGGACGCGGACAACCCGTTCGTCGTCGTCGTCGACATGGCGCTCAAGCACGACTCCGTGGCGGTCAGCCGCATCGAGCACCTGCCCGACGACCGGTACGCGATCACCTCGCGGATCTGGCGGGCCGAGTCCGGGCCCATCGACCACCTGGACGTATTCACCTACATCCGGTCGCTCGCCCGCGGCACCGCCTTCCGGGGCGTCGTCTACGACCCGCGGTTCTTCGAACTGCCGGGCCGGATCCTCGAGGACGAGGGAATCCTCGCCATCCAGTTCGACCAGTCCCCGCAGCGCATGGCGCCGGCCTGCGGCCTCGCCTTCGACCTGATCATCGAAGGCCGCATCGTGCACGACGGCGACATGGAGCTCGGCGCGCACGTCAAGTCGGCGGTCAAGCGCGAGCAGGACCGCGGTTTCACCCTGTCGAAAGGCAAGTCGAAGCGGCACATCGACGCCGCCATCACCTTGTGCATGGGGGTCTGGGTGCTCAACGACGTCCCCGAGGAGCCCGACATCGAACCGTGGGCGTACTTCGCGTGATCGGAGACTGATGATCGGATCTGTGATCGTGACTCCGCCCGACCGGCACGCGTGCAGTCCAGGCGTCACGACTCGCGTGTGCGGTGAAGGTCTCTACGGGCCGCCAGCAGGAGCCATCGCTCTGGTGCCACCGGATCCCTGGCGATTCCCCCGCGGGACGGTCTGGGCGTGCACCTGCGGGCAGACCTGGGTAAGTCAGGGCTCTCCCGCAGTGAACGCGCCAGGCGTGTGCACGTTCCGTCGCGAAGGCCGCATCGAACGATGGCGCCGCGAGCGGCGCCCATGAGCCGCGCCACCATCGCCCGCGCCGGCTACGTCGCCGGCCTGATCGCCCTGGTCGCCGGCATCTACCTGACCCGCGGCCTCGGCCTCGCCCTGGTCGTGGCCGGCGCGGTCACTGCCTTGTCCTTCCTGCTGCTCTACGACGTCGAGGGAGGGACTCCGGTTGAACCTCCTGCAGTCGATCCGCCGAAGCGCGTCTTCGACCCAACGCTATGAGGGTGTCGACTTCGACGCGCAGGACCCGCTGGACTTCTCGTTCTCCTTCGGCGGCACCACGTACACGGGGATGCCGGGCCAGTCCGGTTCCCAGTCGGAGCGGATCGAGTCGAACTTCGTCGGGATGGTCCAGGGCGCCTACAAGCGCAACGGGGTCATCTTCGCCTGCGAGCGGGCCCGGCTGGGCGTGTTCAGCGAGGGCCGGTTCCAGTATCAGCGGCTGCGCAACGGCCGGCCCGGCGACATGTTCGGCGACCAGTCGCTGGGCCTGCTTGAAACGCCGTGGCCGAACGGCACCACCGGTGACCTGCTCACCCGCATGCTGCAGGACGCCGACCTGGCCGGGAACGCGTTCTTCTGCGTCCGCAACGGCTATCTGCGCAGGATGCGGCCCGACTGGGTGACGATCGTGATGGGTTCGCACGACGATCCGAGCATCCTGCCCGATGACCTGGACGCCGAGCTGCTCGGCTACGGCTATTTCCCCGGCGGGTACATGTCGGCGAAGGACCCGATCTACCTGCTGCCGGACGAGGTCGCGCATTTCGCGCCGATCCCCGACCCGGTCGCGCACTACCGCGGCATGTCGTGGCTCACCCCGGTCATCCGGGAGATCGAAGCCGACAGCGCGGCCAGCATGCACAAGCTCGCATTCTTCGCGAACGGCGCAACCTTGCAGACGATCGTCTCCTTCAAGGACATGAAGGAAGAGACGTTCGAGCGGTTCATGAAGAAGATGGACAACGCCCACAAGGGCGCGCAGAACGCCTACAGAACGATGTACCTCGGCGGCGGCGCCGACGTGACCACGGTCGGCGCGGACATGCGCCAGCTCGACTTCAAGGTCACCCAGGGCGCCGGCGAGACCCGCATCGCCGCGGCGGCCGGAGTGCACCCGGTCATCGTCGGACTCTCCGAAGGGCTCGCCGGATCGTCGCTGAACGCCGGCAACTTCGGCCAGGCCCGCCGGCTGTTCGCCGAAGGCACCATGAACACGCTGTGGCGCAACGCGTCGTCGTCGCTGGCCACGCTCGTCCCGCCGCCGTCCGGTGCGCTGCTGGTCGTCGACAAGCGGGACATCCCGTTCCTGCGCGAGGACGCGAAGGACGCGGTCGAGATCCAGCAGAACATGGCCTCGACGATCGTCTCCCTCGCCACCGGCGGCTTCACCCGCGACTCGGCGATCGCCGCGGTGGTCGCGCAGGACATGACGCTGCTGGTTGAGGACCCCGACTGGGTGTCTGTGCAGCTGCAGCAGTCCGCCGGCAAACCTCCGGGCACCGCGCCGGCCATCCCGCCGATCAACGGAAAACCCACCGTGCAGACGGGAGCGTAGTCGTGGCCGACATGAAGCCCTACGGCGATGTGGCCTACGCCGACCCGGGCTATCAGTCCGACGGCAAGAGGCGCTACCCGATCGACTCCGAAGAGCACTGCAAGGCCGCGTGGTCGTACATCAACCAGGCCGGCAACGCCTCGAAGTACTCGGCGGAACACCTCGCGACGGTCAAGGGCCGGATCAAGGCCGCGGGCCGCAAGTACGGCATCACTTTCGCCGATGACACCGCAGCTCGCGGGGAGGGCTTGATCGACGTGACCCAGCCAACACCGTTCGTGCGGTCGTTCGCCCTGCAGGACATCAGCATCAGGGCCGACGGCACCGGGCGCACCGTCGACGCCTACGCCACGGTGTTCGATACGCCGACCCCGATCCACGACCAGGACGGCGAGTACATCGAGGTCATCGATCGGAAGGCCTTCGACCGGATCCTGCCGAAGCTCGCCCCGGCCGGCGGCCGCAGTTCGTGGCGGGTCGGGGTCTTCTACAACCACGGCATGACCCTGCACGGCACCCCGTCCGACATGGACTCGATGCCGATCGGGATCCCTCTGGACATCAAGGCCGACGGGCACGGCCTGTTCAC